CCTAATGCGGCATAACTTGGTAGTGCATTGCGCTTTACCAAATTTGTTATTTTAAGAATTTCATCTGATTCATCTGTAGATCTTGGGGCAAATGTCCAACTAAAGCTATGTGTTTTCATTTCAATTCCTTTGAATTGAAGTGCTTGTTTTGGATTTACAGTAGCACCCGCACCTGCCTCCAACGAACTTGTAAGCTGTCCTGCATCTATTTGTGAACCTATAAAACTACCTGCAGCTGTATCTTGAAGCCTAGAAGCACCTTTACCAGCTTTGCCCGCCTTGCCAGCTCCTCTAGATAAGAAAGCAAGAGTTCCACCAATAGCTGAACCAACCCCCTTTACCATTGTTTGTGTGCTAGGTACTCCCATATTTTCTGCAATTCCACCTAAACTTGGAGTAGCACCCCCATTTAGCATATAACTTGCACTTTGACTTACAGCATCGCCAAATACACCTTGACTAAATTCACCTATATTGACTCTAAATGAATCACTAATTTCTTTAGGCAAAGGTAATAAGAGAGCATTTCCACTTATTTCTTCTATGCTGAAATTATTTTCTGCTACACTGTTTATCCCTCTGGTACCTGGGCTTTGATACTTATACTTTTTAAAGATAAGTAACATTGAATGCGCAGATTGATCTTTTTTTGGAAATGTCAATACAGACATTCCATTCAGATCTTCTTTCTTTCTTAGTATTTCTTCTCTTGGTGTGGTCACCTTGAAATCCCTTATAAATACAATTGAGTTTAACCTATTTATATTAAAAGTTGGGCATGGCATACAAAGGACGATTTAGACCGGCTAATCCGCAAAAATACCGGGGTGATCCGAGCAATATAGTATACAGATCATTATGGGAACTTAAGTTTTTCAAATTTATTGACTTACACCCTGATGTAATTTGGTGGCAATCAGAAGAATTAGCCATTCCTTATTTATCGCCAATTGACGGTAGGATGCATAGATATTTTCCTGATGTGATATTAAATAAAAAGGTAGGTCCTGATAAGTTTGAAACTATTATGATTGAGATAAAACCTGAAAAGCAGACACTACCACCTGATATAAGTAAAAAGAATAAAACACCAACTGGTAGAATTTCTAGACGGTACATAAACGAAGTTAAAACATTTGGTATTAATGATGCAAAATGGAAAGCTGCTAGACAATATTGTGGTTCTCATGGCTGGATTTTCCAGATAATGACCGAAAAACATTTAAACATAAGGTAAGAACTTGGCTAAAATATTTGATGATATTCTACTAAAAGGTATTCGAGCAGGGCAAATGCCTTCTCGTAATAGTACCGCACGAGTATGGTATCGAGAAAAGGCTAAAGAAGTCGGTAAAGTAAATGAGACTTCATTTTTTAGAACTGCAGATGCTGACAGATTTAGAAATAGCGGTCAATTTCAAATTGGGTCAATGTATATGTTCTATTATGATCCAAAGCATAAAGATACACTTCCATATTATGACAGAGTACCTCTCATATTTCCTATCAATAGAGCAAAAGGTGGATTCCTAGGAATTAACTTTCACTACTTACCTTTGAAGATGAGAGCTAAATTAATGGATAACATTTATGATACAGCATCAAATGATAAATATGATGAAACTACTAAAATGAAAATTTCATATAATATTTTAAACGCAAGTTCACAATACAAAGAATTTAGACCTGCGGTAAAACATTATCTATTCGGTCATGTTCGCAGTAGATTACTTTATGTAAACCCATCCGAATGGGATGTGGCGTTATTCTTGAATATTGCTAGATTTGAAGGTGCTACACAAACTAAAGTCTGGGAAGACTCGCAGAAAATTATAAGAGGAACAAAATAAATGTTCAATATTAACGAATTTAAGTCAGTAATGAATAAGTATGGCGGCCCTGCAAAATCAAATTTATTTGTTGTATCACTTGGAACACAGTCTAAGCCAACTCGTAAAATTGATTTTATTGATAAATTTGATCTTAGATTCTTTTGTTCTGAAGTATCAATACCAGCTTTGAATATAAATTCTGCATCATACACTCCTAATACAATAGGTATACCTGAAGCAATGCCACTAAACTTATCCTCAGTTAATATAAATTGCACGTTCATGCTAGATTCTGAACATAGAGTACTTTCATTCTTTCATTCTTGGATGCAAGAGATAATAAATTATAACACTATTTATGGTGGTTCTTTATCACAGGTCAACGGGGATCACCTACCATATGAAATAGGATATAAGGAAGACTATGCTTGTGGTACAATGGAAATACATCATTTTAAAACTAATGCAGATGGCAAATTAGGAGATACATATATTTATAATTTTGCTAATGTATTTCCAACAGAAGTTGGAGGAAAAAATCTTTCATGGGCTCCTAATGATTCTATCCAAACATTAGGTGTAACCTTTAATGCCACCGCGTTTGATTTCACTGCTACAGACCCAGGTACTACAATATCAGATCTATCAAGAGGAAATGGAACTCTTGAATTACTAAATAGTGTGGGATTTAGAGGCCAAAATACCCAACAAAGAAACTTACCAACAACAGTACAAGATGCAATAAATACTTTTACAACAGTCCGAAATGATTTTAATGCTATAAAAAATACCTTTAATACATTTCGCGGGCTATTTTAACATGGAGAGATAAATGTCACTACCAAAAATTGAGTTACCACTTTATGAATTAATACTTCCTTCTAATGGAAAGAAAGTTCAATATAGACCATTCACTGTCAAAGAAGAAAAAATTCTTTTGACTGCGCAGCAATCTAAAGATCCAGAACAGATTATTATGGCAATTAAACAAATTGTAAATAATTGTATACAAGATTATGATGTAGATAAATTAGCACTATTTGATCTTGAGTATTTACTTATTAATATCAGATCAAGATCTGTTGATAATAATGTAGAATTTGAAATTGACGATCCAGATACACAAGAAAAAATAAAATTGACTTTAGATCTTCAAAATGTAAAAGTCTATAGAGATGAAAAGCATACAAATAAAATATCATTAGATGAAAAATATACAATTTTTCTAAAATATCCTTCTATAGATGATTTTACAGAAATTTTAGATAAACAAGATTTATCACCAGAGAAAAGTTATGAAATTCTAATTTCATGCATTGACATGTTAGCATCAGAAAATGAAGTATATAACTTCAAAGATTTTACAAAGAAACAGGTTGATGAATTTATTGAAAGTTTGCACGCTGATGTCATAAAGAAGATTAAGACATTTTTTGATACAATGCCAAAAGTAAGACACGAGATGCCATATAAAAATTCTAAAGGTAAAGATAAGGTATTTACAATACAAGGTACTCAAAGTTTTTTTATATAATCACGAGTCACACTAATCTTTTTGTATACTACCAAAAAGTATTTGGAATGGCTCAACACCATAAATATAGTATATCTGATATTGAAAATTTATTACCATATGAAAGAGATTTATATTTTGATATGTTAATTGAATATATTCAAAGTCAAAACGAGAAAGAAAGAACTAGATAAATGGCAACATTAGACGATCTCCAGGATGTTTTAAAATCTATTGATAAGACAATGACTGATCAAAAAACGTTATTGGTCAATATGCTTACTGCTCAAGCAACTAGAGATCGTCTTTCTAGTACTGGTACTGATATTGTTTCTCCTGCCGCGCAGGCCGCTCAGGGACAATCTATAGGTCAAGCAGCTGCGCCGGGTGTTGGTGCTGGTATAGGTGCTGCTGCTAGCGGAGCCGGGGGTCTCATAGGTATGGGTGCTGGCATAGCAGGATTTATGGCAGCGCTTTCAATAGGAAGTGTAGGATTAGACTGGCTTGGCAACGATTATAGCGGACTAAGTACTGCGTTTGCGTCGTTTAGTGATGCAATGGAAAATCTATCGCCAGCTGCAATGACTGCATTAGCTGGCGCCGCGGCAATCGCGGCGGGAACTGCTTCTCTTAAAAATCTTTATGGTCTTGGTACTGCAAGTGGGATGACAGGACTTGGCGCCGGCATTAGTGGATTTTTAGTAGGTCTTTCTATTGGTGAAATTGGACTAAGTTGGGTTGGAAATGATTATTCTGCTGTCGGCGGCGCGCTAGCTTCATTTAGTGAAGCTATAGGTAATCTTACTACTGGGGCAGTGACTTTATTTGCTGGTGTAGCTGCTATAGCTATAGCAAATCAAGCGTTCGGCGGAGATGCAAAAAGTTTAGCAAAAAATATGACAGGTGTTGCTGCTGGTATTGCAGGCTTTTTAGGTGGTCTTGTTTTAACAGATATAGGTCTTGATTGGATTACAGGAATATCTGGGGCAGATGGTTCTGGTCTAAGCACGGTATTTAAAATGTTCAGTGATTCAGTAGG